AGACTCCGGTTAGTTCGGAATAATTGATGATAGTATCGCCGGGTTTAATCTCTTTAATGGGTACATACCCAGTCGGAGTTAGTACCTTTGAATCGCCGGCGAAGCATTCATCTACGATAACACAGGCTACATCTTGAATGTAGTCGTTGATACTTATTTCAGACTCGGCGCTGCATAACTTACTGAGAGATTGCCAAGTACAAATCGTATGTGTCTTACCATAGTCTTTGCGATCACCGAAATAAACCCCTACGTCAAGTCCTAAGTTGATGTAGTCTGCTTCTGTCTGTACAACTAGACTCTTGTTAGGAACGATCACTAGAGAGCGTCCTAGATGCTCTATGCTCTTGGAGAGAGCAGCGGTCATCACGGTATTATGGTGGATGAGCCCGTTTGCGTCGTGGTATAGATGAGGGGAAGGTATAGAGATATCATAACAATCATCATTGGGCACTGCTTCAACCGAAGTTAGCCGAATTACGCCGGTTGAGTGATCTAATTCATCACCTATGCATAAATCTTTGGCGTAAATGTCTTTTCCATTACATCGCAATATATGATTTTTTGCACATCGGAGAGTATACCCATTACTAAATGACAATAGGAGTAAAGGTAACTTAAATTTCTTTATAAAGAAGTTTACCATGGCTTCACCGGTGGGAGTAGATACTCGCATTCCGAGCTTGCCAACATCAACTTCTTCGTTATCCCGAAGGGTATCCTGTGCAAATAGTTCTAAACACCTCGCCAACTCACCTATTGGAAGTGTGATTTTCATTGATAAATTCCTTGCATTGGTTTATTATTTCTTCTGGTCGCTCATTGTAATCTAGCTCCCATATTATTAAGACTGCGTATCCCTTCTTCCTTAGGTCATCAATCTTTGCGGCGTCTTTGCACCAAATATCCTGTATTACTTTACCGCGGACATGATCATCCGGTGCATATAACTTAGGATTACCGTGCCAGTAATCACCGTAATATTCTATTATACAGGTTCCTCTAATAAAGTCAACTCGATGGACTGTTGTTTCTCCCCTAACAGTTTTCTCGTCCGGCCCATAAAACCCTTCTCCTAACTGCTGAAAAAGTTCAATTGATTTTTTGCTGCGGCCGGCTGACATTTGTTTGTTTCCAGGGGCCGAAAGCCATTTATCTATTCTTTCTTTATATTTTTCAGCACCAGAGTCGCCATATTTTTTTAGGTAATATTCTATTCCATTAGTGATTTGGACCTTTTTTACCTGTTCGATTGCTTGTTGTTCATCATACCCGCGATTCATCCAGTAGGCTTTGGTGCGGGTAGAGTATCCCTGCGCTCCGGGCTTAGCAGCAGGCGAACGAGACGATCTTGATTTTTGCACACTTGATATTTCTATCTTTGCGTGTTCTTTGGTGTAGCCTTTAGCGATCCAATAGTCAACCGTGTTAGGTAGACCGATCTTTCGTTTAGAAGTCACTATTTCTATAGCAAGATCAATTTGATCTGAGTTTAACACACATTTCAATTTTTCACGCGAGATGTGGTTCTTGATCCGAGAACACCCACATTTCCTTACTACTACAAAGGTGTTTTTGTATATTCCAACATCCAGACGGCTGTTGCATGTATAGCAGTATTTGGTACTAACCTCTAGCCCTTGATGGATAAGACACCTACTTGGGTATACCGGCGCACGTAAAAAATCAATCAAATCCCACTTGTCTATCCCGTTATTCTTACATACCCTAAGCCAGCTTTTTTTCTTATGGGTCTCTATTATAGTTTGTAACATTGCTTCCCTACCCCTGTCGCAATGCATTTATTAAAAATTTTCCAAACTCAGAGGATTCATCTAGATCAATAGTAACTAGGGTATCTCCCGCCAAACATTTGCCTGCGCCCGTAGCGACTTCCTGCAAGCTCTGAGGGTTCTCTAAGAAGTTGTTTACAATCTCAACTTGATAGTCACGAAGCATGATTGGTTGACCCGCTATGGGATGCTTCTCAGGCCATAGAGTGTCGCTAAAGCTATCTGTTCTTACCAAGTCGAATTTTAGTTCATCATGATTTGGTCGTAAATCTTCTATCTCAATATCATAATGCTTATCATATAGATAAGTGATAATGCTGTCTAATAGATTTAGGTAGGTGCTACCACCAAGACTAAAATAGCTAATCTTGCCGTTCCACCTACCCAATCTCACAGCCGGGAGATATCTTGCTCCCGGCTTTTCAAACTCAAACATTTTTTGAAGGGCTCTTCTGTCACTGACTTCTAATCCCTCAATCTTTACGTTGACTTCATCTTTAATAATGATTTTTGCGCTGCTCATTTAACCTCTATTGGAGTGGAATCTTTTATGACTACTGTTTTACTTATATTGGTTCCTGACATCGCATTGCCGGTAGAAGTCTGGTGCCACATTACAACAATAGTCGGCTTCATCATGGTAGTACCATTACCATATTGATGAAGTGTTATTTTGCTATTTTTATTAGTAAGTTCAACTAACTTATCTCTTAGATTTCTACTGTTAAAGCCAAGACTTCTTTGTAAAACAAGCCCAACCTCACCTATCTGATCTAAATATTCTTCTAATAGTCCTAGCTCAGTAGTATCAAAAGTAACAGTAGTTGAACTTGCAAAACGCAATGCAGGGTCGTCTTTAACCATGCTATCGTGTATCTTTATACCAGCCATACTGAGTTTATAATAAGTCTCTGGGGTAGGATCAGTTCCTACTTCCTGCAATACCTTATATAGTGGTTCATTGCCGGCTATCAAGAAAACATTGCCGTTGATCTTCATCAAGGTAGGATCCCAGATATAATTCTCAAATTCCTTCAACTCGTCAATGAGTCCTTTCAATTCATCAGCGTAATTTACTGGTGTAAAGAATTTAGGCAGCACTTTGTATGCAGTCTTTAAACTAATAGAAGAGAAACTGGCCTTATATACCTTATCTACACTGTCCCAGAAAAAATAGTTATCCTTGAAGGAGCCCATTTTACTAAACACACTGATAAACTTCTTATTAAATGGTACCCTAATAATCAATGTATCATCGCTGTCCAATGATACATAGGCACCTGTATACTCTTCTGTGCTGGGTAGCACAGGAGTCGCCCAAACTAAATCTAGTTTTTCTTTAGTAAAACCGTGCTTATTTAACTGCCTGGCATACTTAGATACTAGCTTATCAAAGAGAAGAGCCTGATTAGAAGTAATCCTTCTTTTCTTATCTATGATAGAAAATAGGTTAGCCATGAATTTATAGTCATATTGGCTTAAGCTAATATGACCGCTAAGGAAAAATTTCAATAACTGTTCTTTAGTTTCCATGACTCACTATAACACATTTATAGTTTTATGCAATAATATTGGTAAAAAAGTAGGGGCTAAGCCCCTACTTTATACTCTTTTTGATTTAATGTTGCCGCATTGATCACACTGAAGGTGGTACTCTATTTTGATAGGTCTAGAATCTTGACCTTTCGCAAAAATCTTAACAGTTTCTATGATTTTCCAGTGATGCCAGCAACCAGTAATCAAAAATGAGATAAGTTTGACCATATTAAACCCTCGTCATACAAGTGCTTTCAGCAAGCACCTTCCAGTTCTTCGGAGAAATCTTGCGGAGATCAGCGATCTTGAGTGCCATACGGATAGACAGTTCGCGGAGACGCTTCACATTCTTTTCCATGAAGTCGAGGATCTCTTCCCCGATCCCATCATCAAACCGATAGTCCTTGAACAGACCACCATCAGCATCACGGTCGACCTGACGAATGCGGAGCAGCTTATCCCGCTCGGTATCAATCGTGAGGTCAATGAAGTGACAACGAGATTCCAGAGCCTCAAGGTGATCTTGGAGCTTCTTGGAACGAACGTTAGCAAACTTGAGGTTCGTGATGAAGATAGCAGAACCCTTGTATTCAAATGCATTCGGGATACCTTCATCACGCAGGAGACGCGAATCCGAGTTCCAGCAAATGCGGCGGCGCTTACCGCTGTCAAGAGCAGCCTTGAGAATGTTGAGGGCAAGTTCATCGCTGAACACACTATCGCAGTCGTCAAACACGAGGATGTTGCCCTTGTCGCTGTAGCGATACAGCTGGGCATACAGACCGAGTGCAGTCATTGCACCCTTAACAACTTCGTAACGCTGGCGCTTGTTAGCAAGCTTGTCAAACAGTGAAGCCTTTTCAAGCTGAGCCTCGACACCGAAGCTCTTACCAACGCCCGGAGGACCTGAAACGATCATCGCACGAACATCACCCTTGATGCAAGCAGCCGACATTTCATCAAGAATTTCAAAACGAGTAGCAATACGATCCATCGCTTCATCGTCAGTTTCAACGATAGGACCCAGATTAGGAGTCGGGCTTACAAAACCATTCATTTCAATGCTGTCAGGACCTTCAATCTTGATCTTGACCTTATCAATCTGCTGGAGAAACTGTCCTTCGTTCTTCACAGTGATGTAAGCACCCTTTGCACCATTCTTGATGCCTTCAACAAGCGTGAATTCCGTGTTGATAACCGGGAGATTACGATATTCGCCAGTCTTGACAAGAACCTTAGTCATGCATGAAGCCTTTCAATCGCGTTTCGTTAATCTTGTGATAGCAGTAATATGGATATGAGTCAACCAAAAAATGACCTAATAGGAAATTATTTTGAACCGGTGCCAAGCACTGATGATACCGAAAAGATGAACGAGGATACGATCAATACAAAGACAAAAGTGATGATGCCAAACTGATCAATGAAAAACTCAGTTAGAATAACCATAGCCCCAACAGAAATAACTAAGGCAAACATTGACAACACTAGTTTAAGTAGAGTGTATACTCGCCACGACCACTTAGCTAATACTTGATCCACAGCTATACCCACTTTTAACATAAAGCCTCTGTTAAAGAATGACGCGATATTTTTAATCAAGCTCATTTGAAATTTTCTTATCAACTTTCCAAAATTTACAATTATAGATTCCAAAATTTACAATTATAGAACTCTATCGTATCTTTATGCGCTCTCACAAAAGAACCAGTGACATTCAAGATATTGTCTTCAATATATTGGTCAAGCAAAGGTCTGAGCGGATTGCGCTTTTCTAAAGTAAGCATGACCCTATTATCTTTTTCGTCACTGAACCAATACTCAATCGTAGTCTTTTTCCTATGATGAGTATCGAGTTGCTTGATGAATCTTAGTTTACTCGTTGTCTTAAGATCGGGGCCACTGACTGTTCTATATTCACCGTCACAGATATCAATTAGTGCGCGGTCATACTCATAGAAGTATGGCAACTTATAAATCATACCCAGAAAGCTTTGGGGGATAGTGTATCCGCTGGTCGAATCCATATTAAGAAAGATATTAAGATCATTCCTAAATTTAGATATCTGTTCGTTTCTTAATGTTTTAACAACTAACTTGCCACAGTAAAAGTTACGAATATTTTGAGCAAGCAAAACATCTTCTTCTTTGATAGAAGATATCAGATGTTTAGTGTCGGTTGTGATACTCCAATAAATTGGCTTAGCGAATAGGGGCCCCCCATAATTATAATTAGTGGGTGTATTTTTAAACCGGTATATAACGCAACTTAACACTAGCGGGTCTACAGTGAAAGAGTGAATAGTGTCTTCTTCGCTAAATACTGAGAGTTTAGCAATTTCTTCAGGATAATCTAGTGCGTATAGGGTGTTAAGTGATGTGTTCATATTCATATCTTTATACTTTATCATAGAAAAAGCAACATTTATATTACCCAATTGAGATATCTTCCATACCCGCAGTGCGCAAACGAACAACATGGCCTAACATGAAGTTCTTAGATTCTAGAGCCTTGATGATTCCTGTCCATTTGTTGCGAAGTAATGCAACTTCATTGATTAACACTTCGTAATCAATAACTTCATCTTCACCGTCGACATACTTTTCAGCACTGCGTTCAGATAGTGCCCTGTTATATCCTTCTAGATATTTTTTATAGTGTTTTCTACGAACCTTGACTAATTGAATTTCTAGAAATCGAAGTACCGCTTCAATCTCTTGAAGTTGATTGAAACGGTATTCAGTGATGCCTGGTAATGCGGCAATATTTTTTTCAATATTGCCGTATACCTTTACTTCGTTTCTAGCAGAAAGTAGCTCGTTTTCGTAGAACGATATGAAATTTGGAAGTAACCCCAAATCGGCTGTTATTCTGCTGTACCAGGTCATTAATACCTATCTTCTTCCTCGTCATCATTATAATAGTCTTCATAGATATCATTATAGTCATCATCAGACTTATGATAAAGACCATCTTCTGGAGTTTCTAAGTAAAAGTCAAGTGCCTGCTTGATTTCCTTATCACCCCTAAAAGTATTTTTGATTTCGTGCGGGGAGTAATCTTCTTCTACAAGATAGTTTACTAGTGTTTCAGCCGCACCATCTGTATCGCCTGCTTCAATGTTAGACTTGAGAAGCTTCCAGATTTCATTAATTAAACTTATATTATTACTCATATTATTCCTCAATTTCTCCGAATAATGGATACCAAGTAAATCCTAACCCTTCAGTAAATATTTGTTCCCCGAACCCCAGCTCGGTAGTTCTAAACAAATAACAATGATGTATAGAAGAGATTAGGTTAGTGACTTTGGTTATTTCTCCTGTTTCCTTATTAAGGTCAGCTACATAGAACATGTTATGCTTTTGTATAGCATTAACTAATGCTTGGCCATCGTCAAAAATCGCACCGTCTGCTATTACATCTTTATCTACTTTTTCTTTTACTGAGTATAATAACCAGTAAAGAGCAGGACTCTTTCTATATTCAACTGGAATATATATTCCTTTTACTTCAAAATAATTTTTACCAGCAACTAAAGTTGGGGATAATGTTAATATCCCCACAATAGTGTTATCTGACTTTGCAAGCATATAGATATCACGGTATTTACACAATGCATAGTTTGTACGGACATCAGCTAGTTTAGTAGAAGCCAATAATAACTTCTCATACGCTTTTTGAAAATCTTGAGAAGATATTTCAGGAAATTTTCCTGCTTGAAAAGCTTCTACAAGCTCACCAATCTTAACCAATAACAGACTCTTCTTCGCTGAGTGCATTACTTATACTATCTTGTGCCGTTTGATCAAATTCAAGCATTATTGTGTCAAGACAGCCGTCAGTGTTTGCTTCCCAAGCCTTGCGGAACTTCTTGATGATTGTGCCGTCGAGCGTAGTATAAACAAGAGAATTGCCTTCCTTCTTCACCCGACCCATAGCTTCAAACATATCAAGCAATCCTGAATACGGATTCATACCAGTGGAGTAAGGAATCTTGACTTGAACCGACTCGAACGGCTTCGCATATCGAGTCTTCATGACCTTACATGCAGCACGAATACCCCGTACTTCACTGATCTTGTTACCGTCTTCGTCTTCCTTGAGCTTTAGCTTCTTCATCGCAACAACGATAGACGAAGCATAGACGAAACCCTGACCACCTGAAATCTTGTCATCAGGATCAAACATGTCCTGCGATGCATAAGTGTGATTTGTTGCAACAAGTCCGACATTGTGACTGCCAAACATATTGACACAGTTACGAACAAGCGCAGTAAGAGCCTTGGGCTTGCGACCCATGTCACCCTTCAAGTCACCTGCGTCAAACTGATTAACGTCAGTCGGAGTCAGCAACATACCAAGACTGTCAATGATGAATAGAACCTTGGGCTTTTCGCCGTCTGGTATTCCTTTGTATTCTTTCATGAATTCGCTGATAGTCTTAGCAACATCGTCAATCATTGCCATGTTTAATTTTAGCAGCTTATCTTCACTAGTGTCAACTCCGAGTGCATGTAACCATGCTTCATCAAGTGCGTTTTCACTATCTACAAGAACGACATAGATACCCTGCTCTTGAGCGTGTCGTACTAGATTTCCTGAGCAGATGTAGGACTTTCCTGATCCACTCTCTCCGGCAAAGACAGTAACTTTACCAAGAGGAATTCCTTTGTGAAAGTCATTACTAATACGATAATTTAGTGCATAATTACCCGTACTCACCCAATCTGTTGGGTCATTAAATCCGATACTAAGGCCATCAATTGCCTTAGTAATGCCACGGCGAAACTTGCTTATATCAAACGGCTTAGCCATAATTAATTATCTAGCTCCTTGTTATTGTATTCAGCGATGACGCTGCTAAGTTCCTCGTTTGAATTACAAAGGATTTTTACTGTTTTCCAATCGTCCTTGTTAATATCTCGTCCGGAGACTTCTATCATAAAACCGTTATCATACCGATACACAGTTAATGAATCACTGACCTTAGCCAGTTTAGTTAATTTTGCCATTATTATATCCTTTAGCGAACTATTTGCTTTAATCTATCATTATATAGATTTTTATCAAGTAAATCGGGGGAATTAGTCGCAATTTGATCTAATTCATAGTCACTAGGATAGTGCCGTAGAATACCTCTGGCTCTATCACGAATAATACTAGGAACTCTAGGTGTTTTACCAGGATCGCATAGTTCTTCTAGTAACTTTTTACTTTGCTTTAACGCCCTATATCTTTCATCTGGAAGTGTCATATAAAATCTCCACAATTCGGGGAGGGCATAAACCCTCCCCTATTTTGATTTAGGACTTGTTGCGATTGCGGATCATTGCAAGAATGTCCGCAGCCTTGTCGCTTGAAGTTGAACCCTTAGGAACAACAACTGGTTCTACAGCTTCTGCCGGTGCCTCTCCATCCCAGGGAAGATCATTATTTTCTACACGAGAATGTGATCCATGAGAAGGAACATAATCTGCTACCGCAGGTGAACTAGTAGTGACAGATTCATTCTTTTGAGTTGACGTAGAACTTTCAGGAAGATCAAGACCGTAAGGCTTGTAATATGCGCCCCACTTATCGGGATCATATGCGCGGCCATCAACTGACGCTTCAAACATTTCCTTGATAATTCGAAGTTCTGCTTCGCTGGGCTTCTTTGGCAAGAAGTCAGCAAGATTGAAAAGACCATGCGTTTCAATCGCAGTAAGTTCTGCTTCGGTGAGTGGTGTTTCCTTACGTGCCCAGTTACTCGTGGTATAGTCCGGAAATCCTCCCTTGCTCGTCTTACGAATGTTAAAATCAAGACCACGAACATAATCAGTCGGCATTTCTTCCAACTCAGGATCCATGATTGCAGCCTTAATGATAGGATGAAGTTGCGGGGTGATTACAAATCGACGGATCGGGTTCGCAGGAGTAACGTCATCACCGAGCGGATTTGCACGGACGAAACCCTGCATAAGATAAGAACGCTTCTTCCAATACTTGTTAGCCATATCCTTAAGAGTGTCATCCTTGTACCAAGGACGAACTTCTGCAAGAATAGGACAATTTTCACCAAACATTTCCACGCAAGGTACCTGAACAGTAATTTGCTTTGCATCAGGCTTACCCTTGATCCCATTGAATGGGAGCTTAATAACATTGCGTTCTACCCAAAATCCCCATTCATTATTGGGGTTGCCGTCAGGAGTGAAACGAACAGTTGCAAGTGTCCCCTCGCTCATGTTCCAAAAAGGATAGATTGCGTTGTCTGATTGGGTATTAGAACCCTTATTTTGATTACGATTTTCTTGCGCTGCTAGGCGGGCGCGGATTTCTTGTAGTGATGCCATTGTGTTTCTCCTTTATAATGTGCATAATATTGAGCTAAGTTTGTGTTTTAAGTTGTGTTGTTTAAGAAGCAACTAACACAGAATGTTGTTATACATCCTGTGTGTAGTATTTACAATATAATTGGGTGCATAAACTATTAATATATTGCAATTTTTTAGAAACGGGTAATATCAATAATGCGGCGTAATTCATCAAATTCTTTAGATTCACTAGCGCCGACCAACTTGCCGATATTGTTGTTACGGACCTTTTCGGTCGGACCAAGTTGACCTACACGCTTTTGTTCTGGACCTAAGTCTTCAGAAATCTCATCCATGCTGTACTGATATCGCGCATGTTCCATAGCATCTTCTTCACTATAGAAA